TTGCATCAGCAGGCTTACCAACTCCAATTCTTTGTCTGTGAGTACGTTCTTTGATTTTTTCATCTGATAACCTCCATTGTTTTTATATGGAGATTATTACCATTTACACGGGTGCTTATTCAGCCTCAATAAAAGCGAAGGCCGAAGCCTCCGCAATCTATTTTTTTAACGCCTCCAGCTGATCAATATTCCACAGCTGCCTGATTTGCAGTTCTTTCTTTAGCCGTGTGAGGTGCAGCTCCTCCCGGGGATCGGTGGTCTCTTCAAGTTCACGCTTTACCTGCTCTATTTCTGCTAGGGTTGCTGTTATTAATTGCTGGAGTTGTTCGCGGTTCATAATTAACAAGACCCATTAAAAGCTCTTTCGGGGTCAGATTGAATTGTACTGCTCTGGGATTCATTCCTGTTTGTACTCTCGTTAGAAATTGAGCGTAGAATTGCCAGCATAATTGATATAACTCTCGCTGTCGCAAAGACAAAGTAGACTGCAATAAACACCCATATAGTAGTAATACGTTCTCCTTTTAGTCCGCTAGTTCCAAGTAACATACTTGTTGCTATAGACCCAATTGCCAGCATAAAACCAGTTATTAAAGCAGAATGGAAATAGGAATGCAGTAACCCCATTGCATTATTATCCTGTATTCTTTGTAATGTAACTGTGTTGACCGTAGATACCAAAACCGCTACCATAGTAGCCATAAAACCAACCATTACGGCACTCACGCTAATAGTTGAGTTTAGAGTAATAGAAAAATCTTTATTTATTAGCACGTTAAATTTACACACATAGCACATTATTGCAGTTATTAATGCAATGGTAATCGGATATATTTTTTCAATAAAACGAGGCGATACTACTGTTAACTTCATGGTATTTAGCCTCCCTTCACTTAAACATTATCTGTAAATCCGGCCTTCTTAATAAATATGTTGCTAACATGCTGTCGATTACTCGTTTATAATCAATTAGGGCTTCTCTTGAGTACGTAAATGATTTATTATCATGTACTCTGTCTTCAATTAGATCATAAGCATTAACCCTACCGTCATCTTCTAGAACCTTAACTTCAAGTTTTGTGACTTCCTTTTCATCTTTGTATAATTCAATTGCTTGAAGAACTTCTTCTTCTGGTAAACCATCTAGTGAACGATTGTTGCCCATGGTTAAATTAAAATCTGCGTTAATGGGTAAAAAATCATTTATCGTTTTAGCAATACCAAATAAGGTCTTTCCCTCTTCAACTTGGTGTCTTCTCAGATTAGCAAATTTAATATGAATTGATCTGTAGTTCTTCTTTTTCTTTAAAAGATTAAAGACTTCAGGTGTAATCACAGGTTTAAAAAATATTTCATTCTCTTCCCACGCACTGTCAAAAAAAGTTTGAATTCCTGTTGGAGACAGGCTATATTTGTTTCTCTGAATAAGTATTACACATAATTCAGAATCATATAAAGCAGCTACTTCCTCTCCTATATATTCATTATCAGCCAATTCCATATAATCAAAACTGCCATCATCTTTCAGAATACCCGGTCTATCATTTTTCCGCACTCTAATAAACTGCATGCCCCATATATTATCTGTTTTATTAATAGGTTTCAGAACTTCTACTAAGTGAAGCCTTGAATCCTCATTTCCATATTCGTAAGTTCTATCTGCGGCATCTATTTTGGAAGCTTTTTCTAATATACCTTGAATATTAAACTTATCCTCATATTGAGCATTATGGCGTTTATCATAACCTATGCCATATATTTGAAAATAATCAAACCGAACCATTTTAGCTGCCATTTTACCAAACTCCTTTTTTTGTTAATATTCAACAAAATTTGGTAAAATCCTCTATTTTTATTAGCTTACACAATAAAAAAAGCCGGGGTCTCCCCCGGCCTATTTATTCTTTCTCTGGCATACACCATACAACTATCGCCAACAGTAAAAACACAAGCAATGGTATCGCCCCAATGGAAACGCCCCCTATTCTGCCGGCTTGTCCAGCGTTGCCTTGTTGGAGAAATAAAATACTACTGCCGTGGTTGCCATCGTCCCTAAAGCTGTAAATTTGACCTCTGACATGCTGGGAACAAAACAACCTGCTATAAACGCGCTTACTAATAAATACGCGAGAATTGCCCTTGTGCTGAATGACTTTTTCATGATAATACCTCCCTATTTTAATACCATCCTAAATTCTTTATCTAACCATTCAAACTTTCGGGGAACTCCCTCGATAACAGGCCGTACGGGTACTCCCCCTTGAAAGTACAAAGTGTTATTTAGGATGTAGGTTGGATATTTTACTCCACCAATTTCTATTGACGTTTCTTTTGCTCCAGCAGGAATACCCATATCACCCTCTCCTTTCAGGTCTAAAAATAATTTCTCCCACGGAAAACTAGGCCCTGGGTCATTCGGACGATTAACACTATCAATGCGATAATGGCCAATAATATGATCAGTATCAATTGGTATACCCCATTTAACTATCAGCTGCCTATGAAGCCATAGAGTAGCCTGGTATTGGGCTTCGGTTAACTCTCCACCTTCTAAACATTCATGTTCTATGCCTATCGTATACCTGTTGGGGTTGGTGCCATCATACAAAGGCCAATCCGGATTATTAACTATACCTGCGTGCCAAGCAGTATTTTCATCTGCTACCAGTTGATAGATTTCCCCGGTTTTTGTTACCAGATAATGTGCGCTGGCCTGAGCTGATGGATTCTGCAACCAAGATAAAGTGCCTGGCATAAGCCCGGCAGTAATATGGTTGACGATGGCTATAGGCAATCGGCCATTCCGTCCAATACTAAAGTTGGGGCTGTACGCTTGTTTTATTTCCAAATCCACTTGCTTCCCCCCTTAAACATCCTTGAATTCATCAATGCGCTTATGAGCCTGTTTCGTTGATTCTTCAACTCTTGTAACTCGTTCTGACAGCTCCCCGACTCTTTTTTCCTGGGCTTTTAGATCTATCCGTATATCATCCACGCCTCTTTTGATATACCCAATATCAGCCTTGAGTTGGCCATTTTCTTTGCCTTCTTCTTCACAATTTTTCTTTACTCCACTTTGATAGCCAATATAACCGAATAAGATTGAGCAAACTGTCCCAATTGCCCCTAAAAGGGCCATATTTTCCCCGCTCATTGCCCTCACCCCTCCCCAAAAAAATACCGCCCCCTGGCGGCTAGGTTCGAAATACCCTGAGTGTATTGCTGTCCTGCGTGGCCTCTATGACCACCGTTCGGTCCTTAAGCTCGACGGTAGCCACGGCCACGGCCTTGCCCTGCGAGTTAGTGTACCAGTCAACCGGAGCTTCCAAAGCTTCATAGATGCCCCGGAAGGGGAGCATGGTGTATCCAGGCGGGATGATCTGCATCGGCGCTGGCATTTCGCGGGTTGTGGCCCTAATCTCACCGGCTACCGTGAACGTCCAGGCCTCCTGCAGCGCCGGTGTGCCCGTGCTTAAATCGCGCCACGCTACATAGCTGTATGTCATGTGATATTTACCCCGGTTGCCCCATTCGGGGCCCCAGGAATTGCCTCCGTCGTAAAGGCCAACATATCCTGCTTGATGCTGCTCATTATCGTATCCGAACAGTCGGGTGCAATGGCCCCCCAGCATCCTGCCCTTGGGCTCCGAGATCAGGTCGTCCCCATCGAGCCAGTTGTCCTCCTCTACCCAGCTACCAATGATAACAAACTGCCCGGCTGCGATCGCTTGTTTCATTTGGATTTGGTCGGCATATCCTGCTGCGTCCTTTAGTCTGGCGTACCCAGTTATTTTGTAGTTGGCTGCTGCCGCCCGCATCTCTGAGGTGATCACCGGGAGATCGTCTTGCTGCAAGTAGGTGGCTGTCGGGCACAGATAATCAGGGCATATTCCTTCTGTGGCTGCAATTTGTAGCGCTGTCCTGATGAAGGTGCCGTCCTGGTTGGGTATCCCATCCAGTTGTTTGCAACGGGCGTATAGGTATGCCTTGCTTAGTCCTCCCACGGGGATTTTTGTCCCTCGCATTCGCAGGGCATCCTCTATCGCATCGCATACGTTGAAAGAAACACACCATGGTTTGGTCTGTTGGTTGTCCATAGGTTCCACAAAGGTCTCTATTGATGCCCTGATCGGGGGCGCCGCTAACTTTACCGGCAACGCCCGCAGCGGATAGTCTCGATCGTCGTCCGGAGACGGTTCCCAGCCAGTTTTATTAATTAGTTCCATATTGCATTTACCTCCCCATAAAAATAACGCCTATGTCGGCGTTTCAAACTCTCCTGATTCTGCGTTAAAATATTTTCCTAAAAGCGATTCATCGTAAACATCTATCATTATGCAGTTTATTTGTGTTAACGCCCCAGATGTTTCGACCACCGAATAGCAAATATTTGCTGCATTAACTTGTGCATAATACATTGCCAACCCTCCTAGTAATATTCAATAACTTCAAAATTAATAGTAACCGTTTCGGCTCCGGCAACTGACCTAGTGGCTGTAACGGTAGTTGAATCTGTTAAACACAGCCTGTAATGGCCTCTCGCGGAATAAGTCGTATCAGAAACTGTATATCCAAGCCAATTAGTCACAGATTTTGCAGTATTAACCGCCGAGATAGTGGCGGTGTTGCTTACCAGCGGAGTACCAATTGCAATAGTGCCCCGCTGAATACTTTTTATAGCCGTACCATAATTAACAATGTCCTTACCCAGAATAGTATCGCGAGCTTCTTTTACTTTTGCGTGTAGACTACCTGTTGCGCTGGCGGTGTCTGTTCTTAGCCCTAAGTGGTGTTGTAACCATCCTATAATTGCTGATATAATGCCCATTACGTCACCGCCCCTCCCGTAAGTAATCCGCTTGTGTACGCCATCGTCATAATTTTGCGAATCCCCCCTGCTGAACCATCAGAAGGGGGCAAATAGTAGCATTGCTTGCTCACCACTCCTGCCGAATATACCAGCGTTACATAGCCATTAGTGCCATAAACCTCGTGGATCGGCACACCACCCGTACCCTCATAAACCTTAAACCTTATCGAGTCGGACAAGTCTGTCCATGCTCCACTGGTACCACTGCGCTTATAGCATTTGTGGGCGGTATCTTTTTCAGATCCTTTGCTATATAAATGAATATGGTTGGTTGCGTCCCCGGCCTTTTTAACTATAATCCAGTATACGGTTGCTGCAGTCAGACCGGTAACGTTAATAGGTATGGACCAATAAGCCTGTGATGTCGGCAGAAATTCTTTTGGTACCACTATGGTTTTTAACAGGGTCCCCTCGGCCGATCCATTTGGATTAAAATTATTTCCTCTTATTTCTATTGTTAAATCGACTCCTGAACCATCTGTGGCGACGTCCAATTCAATCCGACCTAAAGTGGTTATTCCTCCGCCTGTATTAAACATAATTGCATAATTATATGTGGCAGGAGTTAATTCGGTTGTTCCTGCATCCGACATAGAATCATATATAGTGCCCTCATAAATCAATGTGAAGGGCTGTAATGCTAGCAGTTCATTCATGTTAGTAGCATTAAATGTGGTAACTCCGTCCTTAAAAGCGTTCAATACGATCCCCTCCTATGTAGCTGCAAAGACAATTCTTACTTCAATAGTTAGCACGGTAGATGCTGATTTTAATATGCCTCCAATTGGTAATATCCTATTTAATAAAGTTCCACTATTTAACCCTTCCGTGCCAGCTAAGAACAGGCCAAATTCACTCCATGTTCCATTGGCTTCACTTGCTAAAAAAAAGCTTCGAATAAGAGCCGTGGCTCCCGATCTAGTTTTAGTGCTTACTATTTTGCGTCCTGATTCTGATCCCAATGTAGTGTCTCCATCGGCGGCGGGCGTGACGCCGGTACCGTAGGCCAGATAAACGGACATATCGTTTGATTTCTCATTAACCAGCAGGGAGGCTAGATAATTTAGTCCAGATGTTACTAATAGATTTTTGTCTTTGAGTATCAACTTTTTATCTAAATAAAAAAGCCACTCGCCAGATATGCGAATGGCTTCTTCTTTTTCAGTTTTAATACTGCTCACCCCCTATGTGCTACACACAATAAAACCGCAAATCGCATCTGCATCCCCACAAATCCATGGTGGTGTACGTGCGGTACTTAAAATCACATCTGTTATATTAGTAGTGTCAGTTCCGTAAACAAACTTATGCAGAACCGTGGTTTCGTTTAGCTTCTTCTTTTGTTGAGAACTGACTAATGCCTTAAGAAAGTCGGCTATGCCTATAAGTCGACCACCATAAGCTATTTTAAAAGTCCAGAGGGTATCACTAGTCGGTGTAATTGTGACTTTTTGAACCACAAAACTATTACTTAATCCCTGAACTGGAAGATCTACTTTAACTAATTGTCCCGGACTCCAATAGTTAGGTAAAAAACTACCCCAACTTGCCACTGTGATGCCTCCTTCCTATGCTGCGCATAATTTGTCTACTGCGACATAGCCGGATAGACAAGACCAGTTATTTGCTGGTATTCGGCCTCTGTTAATCCATTTGTTTTTCCCACGACATTCCAGACTCTTTGTAGTGTCCATAAGCCAGTATCATAATAATTTTTAACCTTATCAAACACTTAAATCCACCCCCATCATAATTGCTAAATAATCAATATCTGATTGTAACTTTTCTTCTACCGTTGGGGGAAAATCCATATTTTCGGTGAAATTATTGGTTTCTATTTTTATAGCCTTATATTCCTCAGATTCTTTGTCTATTTTTATCTGAGTTTTTCGCTTACCATCAAAGCTATATTTGGTTACAAAATCATTGTCAATGCTATATTTAAGCATGTTCTGACCTCCTATATTATTTTTATTAAAATAATTTGTATAGTTGCGACTCCTCCTGTGTTGTTTGTGGCCACAACTTTATACGAACCATTAACACTTATTGCTATATTAGTTGCGGTGGCGAGAGTGTCAATAATAGCTGTTGTACCCCATCTGCCTAGATTATAAAAACCAACATCGCCAGAATCGCCACCTGTTTGATATGCTACAAATAATAAATATTGGCCATTACTTAATGCCGTATCGCTGACCAAAGTACCCCCGCTTGCAACACTAGCACCGATTTTATATTCATCAGTTGCCCATACGCCATTCGTGGTATAAGGATTATTAATAGCCAATAATTTACCTTCTGCATTCCGCCTAGCGATTTTATTAGAAGTAGCTGTTGTTGCAGCCCCATGTGCTGACGTAGTATCAGCCAAATGTACAGCAACTGAATTGCTACTAGCAGCCTTGGTAGTCTCCCCCGCTGTCGGGGTATTATTAACATTCCCGGTCACATCAGACAAAATAGCAATATCACTAGCTACAGCAGCCCCCACAACCTTAGCCCGACCAGCAGCGTCCCTTATCATAATTTTACTAGCAGTAGCAGCAGATACAGCCCCATGTGCTGTCGTAGTATTAGCTGAATGCGTAGCAACAGTCGATGCCAATCCACTATCAACATCAGCTAATGCTTTTAGTAAAGTATCAACAGTCTCCATGTTATCGTTTATATTATCAATGTCAGCCACGTCAACATAATCAGGTAAATATAGCCCGTAATTCGTACTGTACCTCACTGTCCTACCCCCTCATATCTGCCCATGTTATCTTTTTATGATCGGCCCAAGTTGTTTCCTTAATTACATGTTCAGTATCAAAGCTACCTTTTACTATTGGATTAGCATTGTCTCGCAGATCGGCTTGTCCAGCTGCCTCAGCTGCTTCGATCGTGATCAGAGTATCATCAACCAGAGAATATTCGTAAATTCCATCTCCACCCTGAATAGCCGCGATAGCCGCTTGCGATTCAGTATCATCTACTAGAGTAATTACATCGAGATCAAATTTAAAAGTAAAGGATACAGTGGTGCCAGCAACAATGTCTGCCTCACCGGAAGCCAACCTAGCAACCTTCTCCTCATAGTTCATCATCCATGTTTTCGTTGTCTCATCATCTACGTTTTCAATACCGAGAGTAATTGGAGCGCTCCCGCCAATACTCACAGTCAATTTATGAGGTTTATAGGGGAGTATCCAGGCTCGTTGTTTCCCATCAGCTTTATATTCATATGTAACGAAGTCCGACAAGTAGGTGCCGCCCCTCACATAGACACGGTTCCTTAAATTCTGCATGTCTAGATCATGATTAAAGTTGCGAAAGCTGGCTGCACCATTTATTACCATGGGAGCAGGCTTATTTAGATCCGCCGGGTTAAAAAACCATATGTCCCTCTCATAGTCAACATACCACTGCCATCCCACATAACCGCAAAGCTGCTTAAAACATTCAGATGGGGCTATGTAATCAAACAAGATAGCATCAACCTCAGGAGATGTAGTTTGCACGTTTTTAGTTGTAAATCCGGTACAATACCGAGTAACTATATCCACCAGTATTTCATCCGCCCTCGAAAGAGCTTCCCGGCCTGACTCGTAAGACTCTACTACCAGCCGTTTATTCATATGAAAAGTGTAGTCTCTGGCCTCACATTGGTAGCGAACATTGCTATTAGCTGTCTGGTCCTTTACCTGGTCAATAATACCGCCAAATAATTTAGTAGTTCCTTCTAAGATAACAATTTCGTCACCAGTTGAGGGTTTAGTTCCTGACTTGATAGTTAAGCTACAAGTATCTTCTTGATAGGTAAGGTTCTGGGTAATAGAAAAACCGCTGAGTAGCACATCAGCGGTTCTATCGACTCCTGCAATTGTAATTTTTCTAGGCACTGATCTTCACCCCTTTGGATGTCAGTTCCCGTTTTAGTTTTTCCCATATCTCATCTGCATTACTGCCGGTAACATAAATATCTCCTATTGTGGTACCGCTTGTACCTTTATTATATGGTGCCGGTACTACCGCCTCTCCTTTGTGAATTATGGCCAACATATCTTCTGGAACATTGTTAGTACCTGATGCTAATTTAGGAATGCTTGTGACATTGCTAACCGAAGATACCTGAACCGATGGAGCACCAGCTCCAACAATTGCATACATGTTACTTATAGCTGATTGTAACCTATCAAACTGAGATTCCATACCGGTTGCAAAGTTACTTACCAATAAAGCACCTTGAGAAAAGCTTTTACCAGTAATATCTTCATACTCTTTAGCAATTATAGCTAATTCCCTCTGTGTATTAGCCCTAATTTCAGCGTTTTTCTTTTCCCATTCAACCTTATAAGCTTCTAATTGTACTGCTGCCTCAGATCGGAGCTGAGCTATCTTATTTATGGTTTCAACCCTCTGACTCTCCAACTCTACCTGAGCTGATGCCCTGGCCATGTTTGATTTTTCTTGCCAAAGAGCAACATATTGGGCTAGTTCCGGAGCACTTAATGTATTAAGCGCTGCAATCTCTGAGGCCGCTGACGGGCCCATCTCTCTAAGTTCTGCCAATAATCCTTCATCGATCCCTTTTGTCGCTAGTGCATTAATGTTCCCCTGCCATTGCCCAAAAGTGTCGACCTGTCCTTGCAGGTTAGATAATAACTGATTACCTGTGACAGATTTACTAGTCACCGCATCAAAGAGACCCACAAAGTTAGATAATGCATCTGTTCGCTGCTTTAATGTTCTTTCATACGCTTGAGTTAAATTTTGCTCATCGGTCAGGAGTTTAGAATTAACTGTGGCAACTTGCTTTTGATAGTCAGCAAGAGCTTGAGCCATATCATTATTAAACTTATCCCTAACCTCAACTACTTTGCTAGAAAGGTCTGAGAGTGACTTTGCCATAGCTTTTTGAGCTTGAACGTTATCATATTGTTGAACTTCCAGATCGGATAAGGCCTTGCGTTCCTGTTCCACTTTTAGCCGTAGCTTTTCTTTTTCTTCAATGGTTAACTTGGCATTGTTAAGGCCCACAATATAATCACTGTTTACTGCCTGTACAATTTGTTTCTGCAGTTCCATTTGCTTATTTAATCCATCAGTTTTCACAGCAAATTCTGCTACTTTATCACCACTCATTTTCTGAGTATTGGCCGCAACCTCAAACTGTGAGGTTATTTCTTGCAACTGAATGCCTAATAAGTCAGCAGTTTTTGCCCACTCAGTACGGGTATCCTCGGCAGCTTTTTTAGAAGTATCTGCCGCAGCCGTTATTCCTGACAGGTCGGGTACAAATGCTTTTGGGGTCTCTATATCTGGAGCCTTTGACACAGAAGAACTTGTTCCTATGAATAACTCTGCTACGCCTCGTCTGTGGCGTAGCTCTTTTTCCATGTCAATCGATACCGCAAGAGATGCTTGGGCCGCCCTGGCTTTAGCTGCATAATTATCAAGTCCGACAGTATCAAACAACACTGCTATACCACCCACTAAAGCAGATACATTCCCCAGCACAACTGACTTAATATCTCCCCATGCTTGCAGTGTCTTAATTTTTACCATATCCCAATTTTTGTATAATAAAACGCCGACAGCAATTAGACCTGCAACAACCGCAATTGTTATTCCAATTGGCCCTGTTAATATAGCAATGGCTCCTCCTGCTGCAGCTATAGCCGCGGATGCCGCTGTGAATACTCCTATAATTGTACTTACTGCGCTGATAAGCGACCCCACAATAAGTATAACGGGACCTATAGCCGCTGCTATACCAGCAACCACCAGGATAATTTTTTGTGATCGCTCATCTAACCCAGCAAAAGCCTGTACCCATTGATTTAGTTTTGTTATTATCGGGGTGATTATTGGCAATAACTTGGTACCTATTGTTGCCCCAAGCTCTTTCATACTCTCCTGAAATATCCTCATCTGGTTAGCAGCCCCGCCACCTGTACGGATAAAGTCTCCCTGTGCATTTGTGGTTTTCTCCATTATATAGGCATACCGTAACTGCACTTGGCTTGCCTGGTTCATGTCCTGAGTCTTAATCTTAATGCCTTTACTGAGGGCATACTCATCTAAATTTGCCTGAGTCATGACTATTCCCAACTGTTTCAAGGATTCTGTTTCCCCTGTGAAAACTCCATTTAGGGCTGTATTAGCTACATCAATTCTAATGTTTTTAAACGAAGCTAAGTCGCCAGCTAAACCGACAAGCGATGTACTCATAGTTGCTGCATTGGCTGTGTTAATACCCATGCTGGTGGCCATGTCTCCAAAAGTAGCTGCCATATCAAGGGATGTTACTTTTGCTATGCCAAAGCTCTCCAGCGTGGTACCGCTCCAAGCTTCAACTTCTTTGGCGTTTTCTTTGAATGCAACATCTGCTTTATTAATGTTTTCACTCAAATCCGATGCATACTTAAATGCAGCTATGCCAGCTGCCGCGATGGGAAGGGTAATGGCCGCTGTCATCGTCTTGCCAATGCGCTCCATTCTCTCTCCCATATTCTGCAAGCTTCTTTGCGAGTTTTCTATACCTCTGGCTAAGCCTGATGCATCAGCCCCAATTCTTACAATTAGTTCGCCAATAGTAACTATGCCATCACCCCCCTTGTATCACTGCCGCCCATAGCAGCATTAAGTATTTCTATAATCTGTAATTGTTCTTCCCACGTCTGCTCTTTTGTCTCTACCTGTGCTGATTCTTTTCCCGGGTATGGTACCGGTATAAAATCCTGCATCACATAAGGTTCTGTGTCTGGAGCTCGGTTTACATTTGCGATTATTGCGCACAATGAAGCAGTATGTTGCCATCTTTCATACCGCTCCACTTCAAGTTTTTTCTGCTTTTCTTCGTTTACAATATTAAAATACGCACCCCATTCAGCTATTTCAGCAGATGAAGTGCGCTCTAATAATTCTGCTACTGTCATTCCCCCGAGATGACTTGCTAGGTCGAAATAGAATCGCCTTTCGGGGTGGCGTCGGAGTTTTTTTCTGCGGTCTTGCCATCCAATCCCGACAGACGCATGGCTACAGCACCAATTATCTCTTGTACTGCCCCAGATTTTTCAGCAATAGCGTCACAATCAGCATCCGTAAATATTCGCTCACCGGTATCAGGATCAAAGCAAGATCTAACTACCAGTTGCGGATATAGTTTAACTAGATCTAGCTTCCCCGCATCTCCCATGGTATCTTGCAACAATAGCGATCTCTGTTTACCGTTTAATCCTTTAACCTCAATAATTACATCCCACTGAGGTATTTCTACCAGTTCGCTCTCTATATCTTTTGCTAGCAGTATTTTATCCCTTAAATTCATATGACGCCTCCTAAGCTCTAGCTAGCTTAATACTGTAAGTCTTGGGCATCTTACCGGTTTCATTAACAACTACTGTGGCTGCAGTGATAGACCCAGCTGCACCTAATGCAATTGCACTGGAAGGAACTCCAGTAGCTACAACATTGCCGTTAACCTCAATACTGGTAGCCGCTGCGCATGTGGGGGTAATAGTAACGCTGGCTACCCCGGTTGCGATAGTAGCAACATAATCATAGGTTCCTGCTGCAAAGGCCGGAATCAATGTACCGGTAGTCACCACTAATCCGGTTAAGTTCCCCGCAAGAGTTATCCCTAGTACAGGTTTGCCAGATATCTTCAATGTGGCCTTAAACGTAAGAGCACCTTTGGTATCTGCTTCTCCTATTTCAAACGAGGTTACATAGGCTTTAAATGTCCAAGTGGTTGCAACTGCAGTAGGAAATGTCAATACAAAGTCCTGCAACGTCTTTGCGTTCATATCTGCAACTAATCCTATCTGCCCCAAAGTATCGCCCGGTATATAATTACCTTCAATTGCAAGATCCCCTGCATCTAAAAGAGTACCAATGAATTCTTTGTACCCGTCTGCTGATTGATGACTTGTTACCTCTTCAGTATCTAGTGAAAGCTTTGGACTACCGATCTTGGTAAGTTCAGCAATAACATTTGCTGCCCTGGTTAAGGTTGTCCCAAAACCTGATTTTGCGGCTGTAGGCATTGGTTTATCCTCCTTATCCTAATTTCTATTTTTGTTGACGGTGAAATTAACGCTCCATTCTTGGCGTCCATTTTGATCTGATCCCAAGGGGATCGGTGACTGATTAACAGTAATAGAAAGATAGAAAGTTGTTCCCATGGTGATGTTAGTTGATGGATGTAATGCTCTGATAATTGATTCAATCTTTGTTCTGCCAGTTGCATAGCTCTTATCCCTAACCCTGATCTGAAGGCCAGGGTTTTCTATTTCTGCTCCGTCATGTGCTAAATCTGGGGGAGAGCCTGAATACTCAAACACTCCAATACAGCTATCTGGCTTATCTGGCATTGAACCCTTGAATAGATTTTTTTCTATTATGCCTAACCCTTGAGCGGCAAGGTATACGGCTATATCGTCAATCATAAGTGTAGACATAATTTCACCTCGTTCTTTGTAATGCAGCATCTACCCGTTCATTGGCCAACCTGATAACCTTGTCTTTATTACGATTAAATGGATCTTCGAGGTATTTCGCTTTACCCCCTCCAGGATGCCTCAAGGTTAAATCTTCATGTTGCCTCATAGCATATGGCGTATTAAAGGCAATATAGACTGCCTCTTCGCTTGGTGCATCCGTAACGGTTCCAGATCGGCGTAATGTACCGCTCAATAGTGGTGCTTCATCTAAGGCTTCAGTTAATATGCCCTCTGCTCCATCATGAATGCCAGACATTGCAGCTTCTTTTATTAGCGTTACGATTTCGTCACCATACCACCTTATATCAGCCATTAGACAGCCACCTCTCGATGTGAAATATCGCCGTTAAGTCCAGGCACATCGCTAACCGTTATCACAATATGATCCTGGCCAGAATAGGTAAGCACATCATCGACCTGCACCGTCTCAATACAGATAACCTCGGACTCACTGACAACTTCCTTGCCCTGACTATTTCGGACAAACCTGCGTCGGTGTTCCCAACGAACCTTAATTAGAACTGCATCCGCAAAGACCGATTCCCCATATTCGTTATCCCCTGTTTTGCTGCTCCAGGTAGCGTCCTGGTTAAGATAATCCTTGATCATCTTAGACCACCAGCCTTTAATGTAGGCCCTCTTAGAAAAGCCCAGGCTTGAGGAGCAATAGCCGGATCCCGACCATGAAGATTATAATCCTCCGACATCTTGCTCAAGCTCATGCTTTTGACTCCAGCCTGTTGAAGTCCTGCACGTGCATCGCCCTGCAATAACCATATTGCCTGCTCATGAATAGCATAATAAAACCGGGTTGTATCTACCCGGTCTCTGTATAATTCAAGCTGTATTTCTGCTGTGGCTAGGGCTTTTGTTTTATTGGCTTCGCTTGCAGCATCCCAAATATCGCTATTAATTCGAGCCGCAAAATATGCACTTGCTTGTTCCAGCCCCATATAATCACCTCACAAAAAGTGTAAGAATAATTAGGGGAGGTGATTCCTCCCCTAATCTTCTATGGAAGTACGGTAGCTATGTGGACAGTATCAGCCATGGGGAAAGTAGGAATAGAAGTAGCAGCAGCCTTTGTCCAAACGGCTGGGGGCTCCTGTACCTCATCCACACGGGCATAAATGCCAGCGGCTTCCTTGGCCTCGACTTCCCCATCAAGCAACGCCTCGGCAGTTGGCCCCATAAGGGTTTCTCCACAAGTAATCGGAGGCAACAATACTATCTTTTTCTCTGGGAAGAATCGCACTGTGGTTATGACTCCGTTCTCGGCTTGACTCCTTACCTGCAGATCATATGTTGCAATTTGAGGCAGATCCAGGCTGGAAAGCAGCGCATTGATATCTGAAAGACTAACTGCTCTGGATGCACCACTGTCTCCGTAGAGCATTTTTCTAATTTGAGCATTTTTCATCATATTAGCCACAACGATATTGCTGGTCAGCGCCCTTGTAGGCCGAATACCACAGCCTGCGACCACGGTATTAACCCACGCCTGGATCATAGTTATAGGTTCAGCATTGACCTGATCCCAGTCACCTTCGGCATCATTGTGAGCGTCAAGATCAACAATCTGACCGCCTGGCACACCATAATTCACAGTTACAACCACACCGTTTTCATTGATAACCATCTGTCCAGAACTAACGGCGTCCATCCGCATCATCTCAATACGGGCTAGGACGGAATCAATCATGTTGTCCAGATCGTTATACAAGGTGTTGCGAACCATATCCACGTCCCCAGCACCCTCACGTTTAAGGGCAATTAGCTCACGCTCATTAAGGTTGATTTTTCTTTTGATAGGTGGGATCTCGCCACTGATTTTACTGTCCCCATCACGGCTGGCAATCTGCGCTTCTGCACCGTAGGCCTGGATAGATGCCATCACCGGTAACAAGTTTAAAGACTTCCAGTACTCGAAAGAAAGTTCATTCACTGGATTTACCGGGAACAATGCTGCCCCAACATAGGTGCGGGGCTGCCTAGCCCGGGCATAGGCAAGTACCGCTTTACGGTTGAATTCTTTAAGCAATGCAAATGTCATGTATGGTTACCTCCTTTTACAATTAAACGAATGATATGCCAGGCATAGAGGCCTTGACATAATCATCGGGCGCCGCCGGCAGTCTGGCACTTATAATACGGGCTTGATCTATGGCGGTAACAACCCGATCGGCATAGGCAAGTCCACTTGACTGAGTAAAACTGGTGAAGTCCACATCCTCTCCCAAGATTAGAGTCGGTACTATATTAGCGTTTGCACCATTGGCAAGAGCAGCGGCGGCAGCAGCCACAACAGCAGCAGCACCGGTAGAGACCCCAGTGCTGGCAGCAGAGACAAAACTATTGCCAATCGCAGTATTAACCGCTGCAATGACTTGGGCTGCAGTAGATGTGATTGCGCCTGCTCCACTGGTTGCCAGCATTACACGAACTTCATTGTTTACAATAAGCACTTCCAGGGGCTTACTGTTTCCGCCGGGGTCAATCAAAGATACCTTAATCGCGTGTCCAGCTGTTCCGGCATAAGCTGGCTTTGCGGTCCATGTAATCGCGTTATTATCGGCTACCACTCCGGTAGCTAGGGTAGCGAGAGTAGCAGCAATATACTTGCGATATTTGCCGCCAGTTACGCCAATAAAGGTTCCAGCCAAAAGCTTCTTAATGCCGTTTCCATCAGCGGCAACCTGTGCAGCATCAAGTGTTACGCCCCCGCGTACATAGCGCACATTAGCGCTATCAAGGATATTAACGGCTCCACCATAAGTGGTTGTCTTCAAGGTTATATCCATTGGATAATCACTCTCCTTTTTAAATTAGCGGGCTAACCTTTCGGGGCCCATGGGTCGAATGAACCTTCGGCAGCAGCAGGACCTTTGTTTCTTGCTTCGGCCATTGCCTTGGCAGTCGCTACCGCGTCGGGTGGATCTCCTGTTCCTGGATTACTTCCACTTCCTACTGAGCTAGAACCCGCCTTCCCCGCCAGGTATGGTTTATCCTTGACCAAAGTTTCAACAATACCGGATAGTCCAAGAACTGCTTTTCCATCCTTCTGGATTTGCTTGCCGTCCTTGTCCACCGGGTACACGGTTAGAGATTCCAGATCCACATTAACCGTAGTCAAATCAGCCAGCTTGAAAGCCGCATCAGCATCCACCAGGTTTGCTTTTGTAGCAGCATCGTTGAACGCCGACTTGAGCAAGGCACTCTTTGCCTTTTCGCTCATATTATCCGCGCTCTTGATTGCTGTTTCGAGCTTTGTTGATAGTTCGTCGAGACCAACTACAGCATCTAGCTTCAGGATCTCTTTCACTCTCCCCAGAAGAGTGTTAGTTTTGGTTTCGCCTTCATCGAACTGCTTTTTATATTTGTCCCTGTCCTCTTCAGCAGTTCTAAGTTTTGTCCGATAATCAGCAGCCTCACGCCTCAGATCCTGGACATACTCTTTGGAATAGGTTTCTGCACCGGTACCAGCTCCACCATTACCGGCTCCGCCATCAGCGTCCATCAAGAACATTCTGCTGGCAATGGGATATCTTCCCATAAACATTAAACGTCTGAGCATCTAGCTCACTCCTCCTTTTTTTGGCTCCTGGCCGATGTTTGTTGTAAAACCTGCAGGATTGGTATCCTCACATTTATTTATGACAACAGCCACTATCTGGCTGGAATCAACAATAATAACTCCCTTTGTATCATTAAACTCTCCCAGCTCCATGCGTCTGCTTTTGTACCACATCTTTAGACCCTCAGCCTCTGTTTCATTCATGGTCCCATTCAGCGAGTCGCCGCTTTTAAACATGATTAAGTAATCCTTCACATTGGCCTCCTTCCCTTAATTCCCAGCATAAAAAAACACCTCATTATGATAAAATAGTTATCAGAGGTGTTTTTATGGAAAAATCAATTATTGATCCAGAATGGACCATTGAAAACGACCGCCAATCAGTGACGGTCGGAATTAATACTCGTCTTTGGATTCTCCGCCAGGAAGGTAAAATCCCTACATTAATCCGCCTGGGTAAAGAACATTCCCTTCTGTTCTGGAAGCAGCGGGGCGTTGATTACATTCCTAATAAACCAACCAAACTAATATCTGGCGATGTCTTTTGGGATGAAGAGCAGCACTGCTGGTGTTACTCCAAGCGGATGATTCCCATACGCTTCAATGACCCTCATATTATTGGCATCGCTGCAGAAGGAATACCTAAGCCAGAAAAGATCAAAAAGAAAAGCACCTGATTTTAATCAAGTGCTTGTTTTGACTGCTTATATTACTCTTCTTCGAAATCTCCATCCAAGGCCTTTATAAATTCCTCGAATTCTTTAACCACATCAGCAGGAGCGCCAGGCAATAGATGCCAATTACCAGGTTCAAGTACAAAATATGGACTTTCCATAAACTTAGGCTGCGTACCTATCATCTGACCACCTCCTACAATCCTTTCAGTGCTTCTTCTGCACCTTCACCTATAATATTAGCATATTTTCGTGGGGAAGAACTATGCATATATTCCATAATTGCCTCCGCGAAAAACTCTTTATCATTAGTTGCCGCATATTGGCTTAAAAGCTTACCACAGGCAGACTTAACGTCCGGCATTCCTCGTACCTCTTTATTAAATTCCTGCCAAGCATCATTTACAAACCCTGCTTTGTTTATTTTTATTAAGAGGTAGTGTAATTGATGCCCCATTTCATGGGTTATTACACTAGATGGATCCTCTACTCCCATAGGATGAAAGCCCGATGCAATATCTCTAGCAATGAAATTTCGCATATCCTCAAATCCCCTGGCTGTTTTAACAAACTTTTCAGATAATGCTATTCCCTCGTATTCTCCCCATGTCTTATTCGTACTAAACGCCATAAAATTTCCAGGCACTTTCTTTTTCTTGACGGCCCTGGAAGCCAGCTTAATAGCTTGATCATCACTATAGCCCATTCGTTTAAGCTGTTCAGCTCTTTTGGTTACCTCAGCCTCATATTTGGCTCTGAACATTTGTTGTCCAGTCGAGAGCCATTTTGTATCCTTTACCTGCGGAAACTTTTTCTTAAACGCCTTGACTGTTTTATTAATCTCGTTGGCCACTGTAATATGGATATTGGTATAATCGACATGGGCTATTCCTAGATTATCCTGAGCCCACTTTTCAGCTTCTTTGGTGGTCTTGAATACGGGGGCTTTTTCAGCCGATTTATCCGTCGGTTTTACCGGGGCCGGTTCATCTCCTTTTTCCAAATCAATATAAAGTCCATAGGCGTGTCTACACCGAGGATGAAATAAACCCGCATCCTTTGCCTCTTGCAGGGAAGGATACTCCTTGCTCCTACCGGATAGAGACAATATTTTCCCTTGCCAAGGTGCACATTTCTCACAGGTACCAGAATGAGTGCTGACCTTAATAAGATCATGACCGTGCTCCTGGAGCCTTAAAGCGGTGCCCTGCAAATGAGCTTCCATCGTAGTGGTTCTAGCTACCATCTCAGCATATGTTCTCATATTCCACTTACGATCCTTGATGTCTTTAAATGCAGTTACGCCATGCTCCGCTAGCTGCTCTCGAAGGTTCCTGGCCACTTTCTGCCATGACTTGTATCCTACTACCGAGCCCTTTATATTTTCCAGGGCAAGTGTGCGGTATATGTCATCTACTCGCCGACCGATTGTTATCGCTACGTCATCGAAACGATTATATGCGGTCTCAGCCAGCACTTGGGCAGCCTGTTGATGGATAGATGCAAATCCAACTTTGACCGAAGTTCCCATTGACTTCATCTGTGCATCAGCAGCTATAACACCCTCAAGGTACACCCGGGGAATTGCCTGCTCACACCAGGTGCGCGAGCCCTCGCGAAGGTCTTTTAATATGGCATGGACGTTATCTTTCATGGCCTTAATATATTGAGTCTGGTTGCCTTTTAGCAATGCCCGATTCAGTTCAGCTAGGATCTCCTTCTCCGAATCAGAATAAAACAGTATCAAACGCTGGGCTTCATCCTCACTGAACTTGATTAGTCGTTCATCCGGCGCCCTGGGCATTATGCACCACCTCCACTGTTGCCGGTTTATTCTTTGTTTTATTTGTTGTGCAAGGTAAACTCAACTATGTCCCCTTCGTACCATAATTGCTGCATCCATGTAAGAGCTACATCTTTCTGACGATAACTATAATATTTGCCATGTGGCCGGTGATACCAATAAAAATGAGGCCATTGACGTTTAAATACACACGCCCATGAACCCCTCTTGAATATCTTGTTTTGTCTCGGATTTATTATTATGGCTTTTACAGCTTCCAGCAAGCAATTGCTTTTCATTTTGTTTACCTCCTATGGGCCTGGCAACGTGACCCTTGGGTTATTAGGAGCCTGCTGTTTCTCTTTTTGTATCCTATCCAGTTCCTCCTTAAGACCCTCATCATCCAGACCATCCATCCTACGAACGCTGCTTTCAAGGCTGGTATTACCAGCTGCCATTCTGTTGGCTTCGATCTCTGACTGTTCTAATGGATCAGCAGGCAACCCATCTGCCCATTCAATTCTTGGTACCTGTGGTTCGTAGCTCGCCTTTCCATGAGTAACGTCTAACACCTGGGCCGCATAGAGAATATTTTTTAATCCCTGATCAAAATACAGCTTCTTGCGGTTAACCTTGGCCAGCGTTCTCAGTAATCTAAACTTAAGGGCCCGACCGCTTTCAGCTATACCGTTTTTATCCATGCCGAAAACAGATGGGGAGACTTCGCTCATCATCATAAGCAGATCGAGGAGTTTATCAATCTGTTTAAAGGCAGCTTCTAACTGCGCATCCCAAACAAGATATCTGGGGAGATCACCGACCTCTGCCTGATCCACTTCAACAACTTGAAGATCCTCTTTGTTTATATACCAGCGCTTATTTCTTTCGTCGTATTTCATCATCCCCGGTGGAAGAATTAGTTTAGGATCACTATGCTTGTCCAGTATGCGGCTGATTTTACTCACCCGGTTATTGAGCTCATCGAACATGGATTCGAGATCTGCATAATCGCTAATACCCCAGAACATATCGTCTAAACGCCAGTTAGGAACGTGCTCAACTAGTAATCCTGGGTACCCGGTTTCCTGGGATTCAGGAAGACCAACATATTCGCCCAAGGTACTAAGCTTTACTCGTCCCTTTACCTTGCTGCCGTCCAATTGCCACAGCTCATTCTCTATTAACCCAGGCGTATGGATTTCTTTGCGTAGATATTTCTTGTCACCTAATTTCTTTTCCCATGCCAAGGTACATCCGGTCATCTCCTGAATGTTATCCCCATTAAGATGAGGAAAGAAATAGCTCGGTGGCACTGCTTCTATAATTGCCTTTTCCTTGTCCCAAGCAGCCGGCTTTCCAAAACGCGCCTTAAACACAGCATCACCACGGAAGCTACTTGCAAGAGACATCTCATAACACCGAGTGTGAAGCTTATTGTTGATAACAATATTATTTAATGCCTTACGCTCCTCGCTATCCTCCTCACCAATAATTACTTTGATTTGCTCTCCAAAAAGAAGATCAGCACATATCTTGGAAATGAGTCCGGCAAAGTTAGCAACGATATAAACTATAGTTTTATCATGCTCTTTATCAAGCCACTGCTGCACCCGGGAGTAGACTTCATCATGCTTCCCCGCAAACAAAAGTCGATATAATGCGTAGTTTTCCAGTCGTTTTTGATGACCTTCGGGGGGCCACGTTTCCCATTTTTCTTCTGCCAAGTGTATCACCATCCTCCTCCCGGTTTTGCGCCCATAGCTCGGGCAGTTATCTTACCAAACCTCGAATATATAAAATATCTATCCCGGTCCATGGCATGATCGTTTTCTTTGACCGGCTTATCCTCACCGCGGACCTGAGCCTTTGCATCCCAAATATAAGAACCAAATTCTTGAATAGTTGCCTTGCAACCCTGATCAACAAAAAACCGCTTGGCGTTCAGGAAAGTTGCTACCAAGCGGATTCCATTTATTACATCATTATCAGCATCTCTAACCTGGTTGTAACCTCGTTTTCGCAGTTCAGCCTTGAAGCTAGCAGCTGAAGGGTCCAGGTAGATATTTATCGGCACAACGATTCCAAGGAACTGCTTGAAGTCTTCGGCAAACTCGCTATCAGTTTTCTGCTTGCCTTTCTTTTTGGCATCCCAGTAATACTCCCTGATGAGGTCAACCCGATGTTCGTCTTTCCCCGTCTTATCATACCGGACACCATAAAGCCCAAAGGTCATGACACTAGCAGTAGCATAATCAACGGCCACTCCATATTCATCGTATCCTACCGAAGGGCATTGAATAACATGGATGGCATCATCCCACATGTCATAAATAACACCCTCGGCCAGAACCCAAAGGCCCAGAATCATACGCTTAAACCAGAGACCGGTGAACAGTCGCATGTACCGTTCTTTAGTTCTAGGAGAAAGCGCTAGATTATCATCCAGGGTAAAATGCAGGTGCAGTATCCGTTTTTCTTTTGCCTTATCAATATAATCAGTCTTAAGAAAATGATAAGGACTCTCAGGGTTGCAGTTCATCCATATTTTTGAACCTTCAACCGAGCACCTAGCAATCATCTGTTCTATAAAGTTTTGGGGGAATAACGCTCCCTCATCAGCATATGCACCTGCAGCTGTTAGGCCTTGAAGTACATCCTGGCTGGCCTCGTTATTGGCGCCGAAGCAGTAATAGGTATTGGTTCCAATCTCTACATAGTTTTCACTGCGGTTATAGTTGAAGGGGATCCCTTTAGCCAGGAGTATCTGAAACATAGGTTTCAGCACATTACGTTTTAGGGCTCCCATGCTCCTGCCGGCCAGTATAAAATCTTCATTCTTGAAGGTTGCCAGCGACCAGGTAACAAATCCATCGATCATGGCCACTGTCTTCCCTGACCGTACCGAGCCGTCACAAATTATCATGTCGTGGTTTCTATATGGACTGAATGGCATCCACCAGGTTAAGAGTTTCTTCTGTTTCACTGAGAACGGCTGAAATTTAAACCCTTTAGTTGGGTTTCTCATCTTCACCATCCCCGTTCTTTGCCGGTTCTATATCCTCTATTTCATCAGCCCAAACATCTTGGGCAGTCTGGTTAAGTGCATCAAGGTACGTCTGTATATCAACATCGCCTGGGTTCTTAATCTTCTCGATTTCTAATTTCATCTTATCGATACGCAGTTTTTGCTCTTCGGTGTCTAGGTCCTTAAGCAACATTTCCTCATACCTAGCGATCAAACGCTCCAAGGTCTGTATCGCTCGGCTCTGAGCCTTTAAGAAATTAGCATGCTTATCCCAAGCAAATTGAAACTCCCACTCTTCCTCGCGATAATTTTCAACTGCTTGGTAGTCAACTTTATCCCTGGTACCTTTATTTTTAACATCTGACTGCACCTTACGTTTTTTAAGGTGTTCAGTGATATCCTCCTGATCCTTTACAAACATTAACTTCTGGGCTCGGGCTATGGCAGTGTACTGGATGACAATGTTCTCCCAGAGGATGTTCAGGGTGTTATCCCTTTTGCCATTGATCTCATCCACAATGGCCATGGTCTCTTCGTCATCCGGAAAGATGCGCGCAAAAAAACCATGCTTTACTGCATGGTCATTACCTGGTGGGCCACCGTTGCCACCCTTGTTACCCAGGGCGTTTTTGCTGCCAGGCTGGGCACCTCGTTTTTTCTTTTCTTTCGGAGTACTCCGTTTATTTTTTCGGAGTACTCCGTTCAATTTATCTTCCCATTTATCTTTGCATTTCCATCCGCCGACTGTCTTTTCACTGATACTTAGCTGATCGGCTATGGCTCGATTGGTTATTTTACCTCCGTGTTCTTGGAAGATCTTATATGCTTTCTCTCGGTTTTCGCTTCTGGCCTTTGGCACTACATCTTCACCACCTCCCGGATGGGCTTATGCAATAAAAAAAGAGCCCTAAGGCTCATCAGTTATTTTTATTAACTTTTGTTTTTCTCTAAGTAATCAATACCCCTGATTGTAATTTTAGTACCGTCTGTAAATACCATGTGTACTTTGTTACCTTGTCCTGCCCTAGAAATGTTTGCACCAAAGATAAGATTATCTTGTTGCATTATTTCTAATATCTCACCATATCCTTCTTGATCCAATCCTAACTCATTTGCTGGTGGAACTTTAGAATTTTCATTCAGGCTATCCAGTATTTTAATAATTGATTCTTTTTTGCTCAAATATAGTCATCTCCTTTCACCAATACATTTCGGCAAAAGGTAACATTTACCTCTAGTCAAGTTTACCCCTGTTTCGACCATTTTCCTTATTTACCACTTCCGAAACATCTTCGCTATCCTATGATCAAACCTCCTGGTCCTCGCCTTGACCCCATGCTGAACGATGCAGTTAGGCCAGAGTATTATAATCATGCTGCTGCCTCCAAACAAGAAAGCCGGCTCATTAGAACCAGCTTTCTTGTTCATTATACAAGGGCCCCCAGAATAGGATCCTTAAATATACATATCCAAATTATATGATAATTGTTTATAATTACCTTAACCGGAAAGGGCTCGGGACAGGAGGCGTCTATGATAAAGATAAATGTGACTCGACTTACCCTTGCTCTCGCTCTTATTAGTATTGCTCAGTTCGTACAAATCGGGTACCTGTTCTGCGCCGTTGTCTTTCTCTTCGTTTTTACTACTTTAGAAGATTAGCGGGTTAACCTGGGTAGTATTATTCCCTTCCCTTTACCGGCTATAGTAGTTCCAAATAACATCGTGCCCGAGTGGGTTAATGCTTACTCGGGTGAACACAGAAAAGGTAAGACCCCAGCTTGCTCAAGGCTGGGGTCGCCCCATTTAAGAGGCTAGATTAAAACAGGTGAGGCTTCGTCTACATTAGCATCATTGACTTCACCAACGCCTCCAGTCACTTGCACTATCATTATTAAACACCTCCTTATATCTTTGATATATATAAGGACGATTTATGATTAGATGCCTGTGATTCTAGCCCCTGCTCTCTCTAAACAGTATATCAAATTTTAAATCATTATAGTCTATATATTACCATGATTCTTCACCGATTATATATTTGATATATGATATGAATAGTTAACTGGAAAGTTTCTTAGGGCTTCTCAACTACCTGTCAGGATAATATTTTTAACTCCTAGTAAAATCATAATTGCTACCCGCCACTTAATTATAGTGACGGGTAGCAATTATGATTTTACCACTTTTTGGAGTGTTGTCAATACAATAAATATCGTTCGCCGACAAGCTTTGATGCCTTTTTCTTTTTTCCATGGCGGCGCCCGCTATTGCTTTTCATGGGGCCATTTATTGTGGCTGGGCCATATACCTTCCCACTACACTTCCAGGTTGATTCGTCATCCTCCTTCTGATCGTCATCCGAATCTTCATCCTTGGGATCCGGTGGCCAGAACTCAGATCCGCAGCTAGAACACTTGAAGAACCCGAATATTGCATTATGTTTCATTGCCCGTCCGCATCCGGGACATGCCATTTTGGGTTCGTTGGGCCAGTAAGTGCCTTTGCATTCCGGACACCTGTAGAAACCATCTTCTGAAATATGCTGCATTTCTTTCTTACAACCTGGACAAAACATAACCCTTCCCCTCCTATCGTTCTCTTCCCCCGCCTTAGTTCACCTTAAACTCTACAATTTGATCTCCATAACTTCTTCATAAAGCTCTTGAGTCCTTTCCCCTGAGTTAAACCTATCTCTCAAAGGACTAATAACGCAAATCATAGCAATCATCCCAGCACGTCCTATCTCTGTATAAGCTGCTTCACAATCCTTTAGATACTGTTCCGCTTTATTCCAATCCACGTAAAAACCTCCCTTTACGTCGCTTAATCTTTGAACTGCGCACTAATTGATAATATATGGGCAATAATAAACCGTCATGGTAAAATATTGTTGTAATGTAAACATAAAAGAAGGTGACTTTTTTGAGTCGTGGTTTAATAATACCTCCTGCCAAAAATATTACAGATAATTCATTTTCATTCTCTGCAAACATTGACAATGTTGAGCTTCGTCGTTATTTGCTGTATTGGGACATACTAGATTTTCCTGATTCCGGTTTTATTCGTTTTCAAGGTAATCCAGACTTAGACTTTTTGGAAGATGCCGGTATTCTAAAAAGGACAAAAGTACAGTTCCCCTTTCATGGCACACCAGACTTATTATTTTCTGTAGCACAGGCGGAAGCCCTAAAGATTAACAAAAAAAATCTTGGGGAAGAATGGTCTATTGCACAGAATGGACCAAAACTTTTATTCCCAGATAGCATTAGTACCATATCCACTGCAATTGAAGTTGATTTATGCGATTGTTTGCCGATTCCAGCAACGGACGTCCCCCTTAATGATATTTTAGAATTTAAGGTAAAAAGAAAAGATGAACTAATGCAATTTAGGAAGTTAATGGATGATTTTTATTCGCAATTAAATATGTCTACAGATATACTTAGCACCAGTGCCGAAATAATAGCCGAAATTGACTATAATATTTCCACTCTACATAAGGTTATGATGGAATCAAAGATTAAAAGGTTCTTGAGTTCTGTTAAAGTTCAGTTAATCTCAGAGTTAGCACCTATCGCACTTCCTATTTTTTTATCTACACAAAATATCCCTATGCAAGAGACCATCGGCCTGACAGGTATTGCATCTGCTATAAGAATAGGAATAAATTATATACCCAAACTAATATCTTTACCGGATAATTCCAACTATGCTTACTTATATTATTTAGAACGTGAATTGACATAACAATACGATTACGTCACAGTTTTAACAGACTGCGCACTACGCCACTTCGATATCCAATAGCATTTTAATGATTTCCAGTTTAACTTCCTTAGGTAAGCTCTGGCGCATGGTCTCTGTTACCCAGCGCTCCTGCAGTTCTTCGACTAAGTGACGATTAAGCCAATCAGCGCGAGGCAACTCCGTCTCTGGTATACTATCAACAGCAGGCCCAGTGCTCTCCTGATTCGGTCCCTGGCTACCAACCTGTCCCGGATCAGGGGGTGGGGTCTGCTCTGTTTTTCTTGGAACAATAAACCCTTTCTTTTTCTCCCGGTCTAGTTTTGAAAGCAGAATTTTATTGTCAATGCCTAGTTGTTCGGCTATTTCTCTACTGGACATTCCAGCATTAATTCCTGCCATTACTAGCGGCCACATTTCATCCCAATTAACTAATTTTGCCGCCATCTCAAAATCCTCTCCCCTCAATCTGATTATTTTGGCCTGGCCTGATACCAGGTCATTGATAAGAATTGAATCCGGGTAAAGCTTTCCTTTTACTGAAATAACCTTGTCCGTGATCTGGATTACCCTCCCTTTACGAGTTTTATTATGGCCGCTGTGCGTTCCGTGGGTACCTATCTCAGACTCATATTCGATTTCAGCCCCAGGTCTAATTTCAAGTAAATCTATTAACATAACCCTTCACCCTACTTCCTCCGATAGATCAGCACCGCCAGCACTCCACATATCAATCCAGTTGGATCAATGTAATAAGTAGCTGCGCTGGCCACGAATGCCGCTGCTGAAAATATTAACGCGTGCTTTAATGATGTTGGCATAGTCCTCACGCCCTCCTTCTGATTTCTCCGTACCACTGCAAATGCTTACAACATCCATTGGGCTCCGCTCTTTGTCTGTCGGGATCTTTGCATTTATACTCATTAACCTGTTTTATAGATAATTCTCTGCCATAATTCCAGCAGTACGCCACAGGAGCTGGTTTCTTTCGTTCAATCACCCCGGCATGGTATCACCCTCCCCTTCCTAAGCTTCTGTAAACCAAATTCCTGGGTACCGTGCCAGGAGCAACTTTTTCTTAATCTTATATTCCTTTGTTCGATACCCCTTTGTATCAACTATCTCTTCCCGGCCATCCGGATAGTACACCTTGAAGTCAGCTATATACTTGATCTCCCTGACCTTTTTGCCTTTTCGCATATATCCTTCCTGGAGGATGAATTCAGGTTGCAGTTCGAAATTAACGACCTCACCAGCCCTAAGACGGAGCTTTAACTCACAGTAATACTGTGCTTCTCTCTTGCTTGGGAAAACAATATCGTCAATAATCGTCCTCTGAGCATTATGTTTATGCTTCTTTGGAGGCCCAGGGTATTTGTCCCCCAGTATCTCCCGGGCTTGTTTTTCAGTTAGCACGGTCATACACTTACCCCCAATCCTTTGATTAACTACTGAACCCAACTGCCTGAACTTCAACGTCTTTTTTATCTAGGCTCGGAACAAAGCAAGGAGCACATAAAATTGCATTAGTATTGCTCTTGTAGAAAGCTGAATTAGGTGCATCGCAAACAATATGCTCGGCAACTATCTCTCCGTACTTACACTTTTTACAGAAACCTCTTGCGCCAATAATTTCCTCCATCATGATCCCTCCCCTTTTAAGTTGGTTTTGGTTTACATAAAAGTAATATATCCACCCTGCATCAGTGCAGCAGGTGAAAGAGTGTCTGGATCCTCTGTCTTTTTCTTGCGTTTGATCGCTTCATCCGGATTGACAATATCAGCTATGCTCGGTGCAAACTTACTGGCATGTGCATGCTTGTCTAGGCGTTTAATCGCCAGGTCGAAGTCTATATTAGCCATATGTCTGCCCCATATCTCCATCCGCTCCGGGGTAGGCTCAAACGTTGGATACGCTCCCATGACCTGTTTCAAGAAGTTGGCTGTCTGTTTGTTATCCACTGCCAGTTGCCTCCAATCCAAAGAATTGATCTATAGCTTGATTTTTTAATTCGGTAGTTTTAGGGCTTGCCCGGTTGTTACTAGCAGCAGCCTGCCTTCTCTTCTGCTCCTCATGCTGCCTTTCAAGCTCATCAACGTCCTGGATGCATTTCACTCCCGCATTATTCCAGTTGGACAGTATGCCTCGAATATAACTGAACTGCCGTTTCCCACTCAGGACTGCTTGTTTTAATGCATAGATAATCAAATCAGGGTCAACCTCTTTTACCTGTTGATCTAGCATCTCAATCTCAGTTGGACTAAGCAGTCTCCCGAACTCTTTTTCATAGGACTCAATAACCTGACGAGAACGACTTTCTAGTTCTTCCGGTTCGAAGTTTGGTTCTGGTTTTTCAGTTGAAGGGGATATAGGGGTAGTAGTAGTTACAGTTACTGTTTCAGTTACAGTTACAGTTACAGGTTTGCCAATCCGTTCGGCTAACGGTTTAAGGAACGGTTTGCCTAACTGTTCTATTAACTGTTTCAATTCCTGTAATAATGGGCTTTTAGGTAACTCGTCTAATTGTTTAATTGCCCCTGTTGCCTGGTTGCCGTTCTCAATTGGGTTATGTTTAAGATAGTTGCAGAGCAGTATTAAACAGTTGATGTCATCATATTTTATAAAGCCATCCTGTAAGAGTTTATTAAACGGTTTGCCTAACTGTTTATCATCCCAGCCTAAATCTGCACAGATATACAACTTAGGTAACACATAACAGCCCAATATATTATTATGTGGAGAGGTGAGAAGATACAGAGCAAGGAACTTTGTTTCACTGTCCCATTTTCTAGCCTTCTCATCTGTCCAAAATTTTGATTTTATCCTGGTGTATCTACCTTCTGCCATTCCACTATTCCCCTCTTCCTGGAAGGATTTTCTATATGGGTCATAGAATACTAATTAAACTATTATTTTAGGAGGCATTATTTTATGGGAAAATCAGTTCTAAAGCTTTCTTCATCCGATGAAAATATGACGCTAGACATCTACGAAAATGAACCCGGTAAACTAGTCATTGATCTATTTAGTGTTGATTCCGAAGATAATCAATCTGGTGGTAGTATCACAGTTGATACCGAATCTTTCTTTCAATCGCTTCAAAAACTACTCGATAAATAGGGATCACGGGGGAGGGCTTTTGAGGCCTACTCCCCCTGCTCCGCTTTAGTTAAGCTGTGCCGCCTCTATGTTCTCCTTAATAACCTCTGGGAATAAACTCCCCTGCGCCCGATCACCCTGGATGTATAGCTCGCTTTCTTCCATGAGCCTGTCCAAACATTTTATACACTTAGCATCAAGCAGTTGCTTAGGGTCTGCTGGAGCATCGCAATAAGAATCTTCGGCCTTGTGAGGGGTATTGATGTTTAATCCCTGGTTAGACTCGTATAACTCCATTGATGCGCTGATAGTAGCACCCATAACCTCTGCTTCTCCACCGTAGGAGAAAGATACGCCCCTAACAGTAAGTCGATCCAAGTAATTCTCCGGCAGTTCACACATATCCAGAACATGAGTCCGTAAGTCACGAAGGGTCTGGTGGAACTCCGGCCTAGCATCTTCACTGCAGGTTAAAGAATACTCATCCCACCAACCGTTTTTACCCTTCTTCTCGTACATTATTAGGATCCGTTTTTCCTTGGTGACTTTGACCTTCTTTATACGCAATTTGACAACTCCTCCCCTAATAAGATCTGCTGCTTCGCATACTTGTGAATCTTTGTCTTGATTTCCGCCCCGCTCATCCCCTGGGTATCCTTTACCCAGGTATCTATATTTAGATCTATAGGTAACCCTTTTGAATGATATTTTATAAGCCTTTCTCTGGCTGAACCATTGGGCAACTCCATATTTACTACCGTAAAGCGCCGCCAAATTGCTGTATCTAATAGATGTCCGTGATTAGTAGCGGCTATTAAGACTGACTCAGGCGGGAACATGTCAATATTTTGCAATAGATTAATAACCACTCTGGACATTTCCCCCACCTCTAAATCTTTGCCACCGCCACGTTCTTTTCCAGCAGCATCAAATTCATCCAGGAAAATCACAACCGGCCTTTCATTGGCCACCTCAAATACCCTACGAATATTCGCGCCAGTGCTGCCAAGATAAGAACTGACAACTGTATCCCACCGAACGAATACCAGTTCTAAATTAAGTTCCCCAGCTATTGCCATGGCAGTCCATGTTTTACCCACACCGGGAGGGCCGCTTATAAGCACCTTATTAAGTACTTCAAGTCCATATTTATCTAACTTGTCCCGGTTTCTAAATTCATTAATTACTTCACGGATAGGCCTCAGTGTTTCCTCAGTAGCAATGACGTCGGCAAGAGTTATATCAGAATGCCTAATTTCAACCATATTGGAACCGCCCTTGGTCATTGCCGACAGCTCGCGCAAAGGTTGAACAGTATATCCATCGCGCCTTTTACCTGAATAATAATTAAATGTTGAGCGGATTTTATTAGCCGCTATTTCCTTGCCAGCGGAATTTTCTTGGACAATAATCCTATCTACCTCGCTATGGAATTTATCTTCTGACTCATAATGAGCTCTGATTAAATCTTGTATATCGGTGTATTTCACCCTACACCCTCCTTTACTTGAATAAGTGCACCCCCACTAATCTTCGAAACTAATGTTTTTGGCAACATTTCGCAACAATCTCTCGCACCTCTTGCCGATGTGGCTTAAACAAAACCTTTTGTCGGCAGCTGAAAAGGGGGCGATTTCAATAAATCTAGCAACGGCCAGAACCTCAGCCGGATTAAGGTTTTTAATTTCCGTTTTAAACTTACGTTTATCCACGGCCGTAAGCGATACCAAGACTAGCCCTCCTTTATCAACCCTGCCTTAACCCGACTTGCTAACTGCTCCCTACTGGCTTCCTTATAACACCAGCTAACCGGCTTGTCCTCGGCATACCTAACCTTGCCCGTCATGGTGCAAAGCGGGTCTGTTGTTCTGTATGTCGCACCGCTCTTTTGGGTCCGCTTTTCTGGTTGCCAGTTGGTACAGGTGCCGCATGTCTTTTCCATAACCCCTCTCCTCTCAGATCGCGAAGTTCAATTCTATCTGCTCAGCCGGTTTAACATACTCGTTCTCCCATTTAACGCCGATGTAATCAAGGACTATACCCCAACCCATATCGTACATCCAGAATTTCCACTCTTTAGGGTTTGTCTGACGCAACCTATCAAAACGGTGCGGTCGATTCTCAATATGAATCCCGAAGCCGCACATCGTGCAGCCCGTCCTTTGGGCCATGGTTGTCCTCAATGTACCGTCCGGATCTCGGACTATCTCGCCATAGATCTCCGGTATCTGGACTTCCAGATCGAGGGCCAACTGCAAGATGTCTTGACGGTTGAATATGGCAAAAGGGCATGATCTGGTTACGGTCTTGCCGTAATAGTTGCAGCCGTGTTTTATGAGAGCTTTCTCCCGCTGGCCTCCCTCACTGGCCATGAGCCCCATGTAAGGATATAGACCATTCTGCTTGGCAAAATCATCTGCCGGCTTTTCTTTCATGTAGTAGCAACAATCAGGGCTAACCCTGAAAGGCGCTGTCTGATAGTTTGTCCCGTACTTTTCGTTTTCCGGACCGGCAAAAAGCTCAAGCCACTTCTGAGGCAGTTTCATTTTTGTTCCGGTTCTCCATCCTCCATATGCTCCGGTTTCCCCTGTCATAATGGCATGGCGAACGGTAGCATTCTTTTCACTTGGTTTCTGTAGCAGTTGGATCTTACCGGCCTTTTCTTTACTTATTACTGGATAACCGTGATCCTTAATTACTTGTACTTTTGATTTATAAGGTCTGAGATAAACAATATTTTCTAACTGATGATGCACCTTCTGGACGGTTTTATCTTCCAGGACGGATATTGAAACGCCCTGTATGTCTGGATTAATGTATTCCCGGAGAAAGAGTAGTAGGGTTATGCTATCCAATCCCCCAACAGAACAGAACACCTTACCCTCCATCGTGTCATAGAATTCTTTGGCTTTCCCCATGGCATACGGTATTTTTAATCTGTAGGGAAGGGCTTGCATTTCCCTAAACCTTTGTATTTGTTCCTGGGGTACATGCTCAACAACAGCCGCCATTATTTTCTTCCCTCCTCTCAAAACTAACGTTCCCTCTGGGTACCACAACTCTTCCTAATTCTGTTTCCACCAGTATGTTCTTAGGTCCACCCCTTCTACCTTGGGCTATAGCATGTCCTTTTAGCTCCCGCCAGTGTTCAGCAGGAGCGGTATTTCTAATGGCATAGTGTATACGGCATGGTGTTTTCATCGCGATTCACAACCCAAATACCAGCTGCGCTTAGAAACCACTCAGCTTTATCGCTGGCCAGTAGACTTATTCCAACGGTTTCAAACCATGCCTGTGCACTATCTGGAGGTACCGCATTTCCGATACGTTTCCGCCATCTAGCTGACGAATTACCGGCCAGAAGCAAGGGGCTACCATTCGGCATGGTCAGAGGAAATGACTGCAACGCTGCGTTCTCATAATCAGTTAGGGGTCTGTGCCAACTTCCATCCACTGCTATAATGATGGGTACCGGGTCCAGCCTCTCATGATCAAGTGGTATCCTAGGGTCAGCTACTGCAGAACTTCCAGCGTGAACGTCGCCACTGGCTGTTACTGTGCTTGACGGTCTATTCCAATCTTGGACTTTATAGCTACCATTTCTAGGCTTACAGCCTAACCGGGCATCTGCTACCGCCAGCGCGCCATTATTTACTCCTAGAGCTCCCGTTACTGTCGGCGCTGATTGCCCCCACGGAACAACACGATAAATATTCTGGTGGGTTCCCTCTCCTAGGTTTAACCGTGGATCTGCCACTGCCCCTGCTCCTGAACCAAACTTTGAACCGGTAATGGTTGGTCCGGACTGATTCCACTCAATCACTTGGTATACATTTGGATGTCTAGTTTCTCGGGGGTTAAGCCGGGGGTCTGCCACGGCAGCTACCCCATTACTTCCTCCTGGCCTGGCATGTGCAATGATAGCCTTGGAAGCCTGATCCCAATCTGCAATCGAGAAAACACCGTCCCGGGGTACATGCTCAATGCGATACGGGCCGCAGTTCTCTAAGTCTCTCCAGTCCCCCCCAGCGCGAATAAACGCAAGTCTGACCCAAGTTTTCCACGTTAATCGTGGTAAGCGATGCATAGGCCCGGCTACTGGATCGTCAGGCATATACAGAGTACCTAGTACATCACCTATGCTTTTCATTTTCTGCCTCGGTGGCCTGTATATAATCGCGTTACATTTCTCCCTATGACGGGATGCCATCATATATCTCTTTCGATGTTGCCCTAGGCCGCCAACCACTCCGCAATCATGGTACCCGTCCTTGTCTTTTTGGGGATGAGTCTCATATCCATGCGACTTAAGCATCATGCGGATCCGGTTCAATAGACTGGCGCTACGCGTAGTAATCCTTGGTACATTCTCAAAGAGAAATACCGGCACCGGATCATCGCGGAAAGCCTCAACCATAAGCCACATGATATGATATGCAAGGTTGTTTAATGCTTGGTACTTATCAGTTTGGGCTGCTCCCTCGGGCAACAGTCCGCTATTTCCTTGACAAGGGGCTGATACGAAAATTACATCCGGCACATGTTCAACCAGCCGTCTGATTTCTACCGGCGTAACTTCGTGCCAGTCTTCTGGTGGCTCATGTCCATGAAAAGCAATATAATCATCACGACTAAAAAGATCCATGCAATGCGCTGTTGCACCGGTCAGATTTTCAAAATCCAGGCAGGCTTCCGGATCCACATCGATACCACCAACTACCCGAAAGAATCCTACCTGTCCCTTGAATTCAAATACTGCCCTCTGTGCTCCTATGGCAGCGCCGCCAGCTCCGCAGCATGGAAAAAACGCTGTATATTCCTTCACACCCTCACTCCCCTTTTAAATCTGGCTGCTGCCGGGCAGGTTGCCCAGTGAGGTTCCCGTCCTCGTTCCTGTCCCTCTCCAGCCGGTACCTCAATTCCGCTTCGAACGTATCCTTCGTCGGTTACAATGACTATATGTCTTTTAACGACCCGACCCTGAATCGGTTCAATTTCCCTGTATCCGGGGTTGACAGGCATGCTCTTTCCCTTATTGGTCTTCACCCATTCGATCTGGGCTCCGCATCCAGTACAATTTGCCATCTATTCAACCTCCAATCCCTTGATCGCATCCTCATCCGGCCTGTCCAACCTTCTCCCGCTTATAACTCCCTTAGGCGTCCAGATCCGGGTGGATCCTCTAATCCACGGATCTATGGCTACTAAGTTCGGAGTATCATCCCAATTCCAAAAGCCTTGCTGCCCCTTGAACGGGATCGGCGCTGCCAGTTGGTGAATATCTCTTAATATCCAGACATAGCGGCCTGGAGTGTAATCTCCAAAGGCAAGTTCGTTGCCTTCTATTAGGGTTTCATCTTCAAGTTTTGCAAGTTTTGGAACACCAGATAGCAATGTGCGACTTACAACCTTTTGACAGTCCACCAGGTTGCAGACGGCTATAACTGCTCCAAAAGGCAACCCCTTCATCGAAGGAGCCGCGCCATGCTTTGCGAGAATAGATTTAAATGGTTCATCATGGCATAACCGCTTAACCACCGGTGGAACATTAGCGGTTGCATGAATAGCTAACAGGCCACGGTAAGGAGTTGGCCATGATCGAGTTTCGTTTCCTTTCTCTTTCCATGGGACTAACATTGCCCAGGGATTCCATAAGGAGATAGCTTTCATCATTGCAACCACCCCCGAAAAACATGCCACCACAGAAGCAGGGAAGTCGCCACGACCGCGAATATGGCAATAACCTGGCCAACCTTATCCATCCAGACTTCAAACTTAGCAATCTCCATCTGTTCCTCTTGTGTCAACTGCTCCTCTTCTGGAGCTTCTACCATATTGCTGGTGTTAGCAAAATGGTCTGCCTTCCACTTCTCCAGGTGCAATACCTGAGCTTCACGCCTTGGCTTGTCCGTCGGCTTTACGGGCTGAACTATTTGGCTATTCCAGTAGTGCTGGGTTATTGATTTGGTCATATAGCCTCACTCGCCTTTCCTTTGTTGGTTAAATTTTCCAGTTACCGGTTAAAAAAATTTATCTTGGTCTTACAACTCGAAAAGCGGCTATCTGCTTTTCGAGGTTAGGTCCGTTTCCTTTCAATTTTTCCACTCGTTCAAATTCCGGTTTTATCAGGTCGAGAAAGTGCTTAACCGCCTCCGACTCCTGGGGCTGAGATTTTAACTGCTCAATCTCAGCCCTCAACCGCTCGTTCTCCTCTTCTAATTGAAATGCTACGTTTGATAGCCGCTTAAGCTCCGCTGACAGGCTCATGGGGCTCACCCGCCTTGGCTTGGGCTAGGTAATGCTTTTCCCAACATTTAATGTCACGCTCGATGTCATAGCGGATCTCATTTCCGTGTGGACAGGAAGTACATTCTGGCCAATCAACATAATCAAATTCATAAGGACATTGATGGTCCGAAGCATCTACGCAGGCCAAATTAAGTGCCCGTTTATACTGCTCCAACTCTTGCCGCCCCTCTTCCGTACACATAGGGCAATCCCATATGCTTAACGGAAGATTATTCTCGTGCCCTCTGCCGCATTTAAGATTGGGTTGCTCGTATCTTTCAACCCTCTGACGCAGCTCCCCTAACTCTTTTAGCAGGGCCGCGCCGGGGTGGGGTTGAGACAATGTTTCACGGGTTGATTCTTTGGCCACATACAACAAATGCACGTCGTCTGACCACATCATTCCTCGAAGGTTTTTATTGCCTATCACTTTTTCTAGTGCTGGTGCAGAGCACTTCAGTGATTCTAGTAGCGCCGCATTGTCAGCCTTCGCCTCGGCTAGTAACTCCATATAGCTCTTTACAGCTTCGGCAGCAACAGCTATTAACCAATTGTCTTTTTCTTCGGCCAGCTTATTAAGTTCATCTAGAAAGTAAGCTTCATTGGTATAGATTTTTTCTTGGTATTCGACCGCTTTACACTTATTGGGACACGTCAAAATGTCTTTGCACTCTTGGCAACAAGCATCTTCACAATAACAGTCTGGATCATTACAAATTATGGTTATGACTTCCATCCAAATCCCTCCTTCTCGGCTAAATGGCTCCTATGCGACTCTCACCTTACTACCGGCTTCACCCATATCCTCAACTTCGATCTGCTGGGGAAACCGTGCTTTCATCCTAGGATCATGTGATATTGCTAGAACTCTCATGTTCGGGTACCGCTGACTCAAAAGCTCAAGTGCATCACAATATGCTTCTATTCCATCGGCATCCAGGAAGGGGGGTTCGTCAACAAACATCATGCCAAGCTGGATACCTGCACGCCTGGCCTTGAGATCAGCCAGGGCAAAGGCAACTGATAGAGCGGCTTTAACCTTCTGACCACCGGATCTACTCTTATAAGGAAGGCTGCCTCTCAGGTAATCGATAACCCATATCTCAAGGGCATTAACCTCTTTTTTATTACTCTTCTGGATCCGCTCGGTACGCATTTCAAGAGACATCTTACCGCCTGTCATTTGGGATAAGATATCATTAGCCATATTACTTAGCTCGGGTACCACTGACCGAACGATATTGAAGGGAATGCCGTCAAAACCAAAGGCCTTAACTAGGGTCTGATATTGAAGTAGCATTTTGGCGGTAGGTTTCATTTCGCTGTTTAATCGGACCAGTTCTTCATCGTCTAATGCCAGGGCCTGCAGCTTAGATTCAATACCTCCAGTACGGACGTGCAAATCATTGAGCCCTGTTTTTAGTAATAATGTATCCCGCCCGAGTTCCGCTACCCTTTCAGCGGTAGACGGCAAGGCCTCAACTTCTTCATCCAGACTATCCAATTCCGTAACCAGATCTCCTTGAATCATCTGTTTATTAGTAATCTCTTGGTTTAACTTTTCAATGGCTTCATTAGATGCCTTGATGATCTCTCTAGCTGCCGGCAGCTTATCTTTTCCATCAGCCCATTTTTGCAGGGTAGGTAATTTTGCTTCCAGAGCTGTCAAGGGTTCAATTTCTATGAGTAGATCATGCAGAATCTTGACCGTTTCATCGAGACTGACCTTCAAGGTTTGGAGCCGCTCTGAATATTGTTCCAGTTGGCGTCTAAGGTCATCTAATAATTCTTTTTTGCTAACCATCTGGGCGGCTTTCTCTGCTTTAGGCCTTAAGCTTTCAACCAGCATCTTGGTTTCGTAATGAACATCCGAATCATAGCCAATCCCATCCTGTTCGATTTCCAAGGCTTTGATTTGCTCCCTAAGCGGATTTTGCCTCTCCACAATTTCAGCAATCTCTTCTTCCAGATTCGGGATCCTGGCTTTAGCTGCTTGAGCATCTGCAAGGAAGTTGCACTGAGCCTTATCTATCTCAATACACATGGAATTGGCTAAAATATTGGTTCTATCTTTGCAACTTGATAATTCAGTATTTTTAATGGAATACTGGTTGCAATATGAATCTAAGGGTCTTTCAATAGCCAATATTGACTCTCTAAGAGACTCATGCTGTCGGCCTTTTTTATCAATGTCAGCCAAATTGACCAAGGCCTCTTGATACTCTGCAGCTGCCTTCTCATATTCATCCCGGCTGGCCAGCTCCTCTTCCAGATCCCGGACCCGTTTCTCCAGTTGCTGCTTTTCTGACTGGGCTTTATTGCAATCCGACTGTATTTGCGCTTGCCGGGATTTAAGTTCCTGAACCTGAGGCAACTTGGCCTGGATGGTATTTATCTGACCTTTTACCTCATCCAATTCTTTAACCTTATCTAAAATGGTTTGTTCAACGTCCAGAATCTTCTGCTGAGCCGTAATCCGGTCCCGGTGAAGATCAATGTCTTTTTGTTTTAAACCAATCTCACCTTTAAGGAGTTTTATTTGTTTGCAAACCTCATCGGCCCTGGCCTGGCTCATTTCCATGCCTTTTAGTAATACCTGAGCCGCGAGGAGTTGTTTCTCGGTGGTTTCTATCTCATTGTTGATATTGGTAATCTCCTGTTTAACCTGGGCCAGTTCTTCTTCTAAGTTTGGCTTGACGGTAAGCTTCTGAGTGAGATCAGCAATCTTGGTTTTAGTCTGCTCCAGAGATCTATTTACATCGGTGACCTTAACCTTCGCCAGATCAGATAATTGCTCATATACATTCAGCCCGAGTATATTAGCCAATACCTCCATCCGATCTCCCCGATCAGCTTCCAAGAATAAACCGTAATTATCCTGCATTATAAGAGCGCAGGACCTGAACGTCATAGCGTCCATACCCAGCAGATCTACTATTTTGGCCTGGGTGTCTTTTGTGGTGGTACCGCCCTTATCTGCCCACTGGCTTTCTATCATCTCTTGCAGAGCTAATGTGATTTTTCCGCTCTTGGCTCTGGTTCTGACAACACGCCAATTAGAGTCTCCCATCTTAAATTCAAAGGTCATTGAGCCTGACTTTATATCGGTACCATTTGATATCCAGCCGGTGATCTCTCCCTCGCGGGTTTCCTCATAGAGACAATCGCTGATGGCATCCATAAAGAAAGCGCTTTTGCCAACCCCATTGGGTCCATTTACGGTGGCAAAGTTTATCTGGGAGAAATCGAATGATTCTTCGCGGTAAGAACGGTAGTGTTTGACTTCAAGACGAACTGGCTCAAATACCCCGGATAGTTTCCCGGTAGGCATCTTAGCTGATATGGTATCAACCATTGGCCGGGCTAGATCCACAATGGAAACAACTTCTTCTGCAGAAAATCCTTCTGTCAGCAACCAGGTTGTAAGGTTTTCTAACGGGCCTTCGGTTTCAGACATACCCTGCTTCTGTAATTCATTTATGACCTGGATTGGCTTAATTTCATGAACATAAAATGCAGCAGCAGTTTTTAAAGCCTCCTCTATGGCTTTATGGTTGATTTGCTTCTTCTGCTCCTCCGTACATTGATAATGAAACCGGACTATCTTGCCCGTCGCATCACATTGAAGCAGTGCACCATGCGGATAGATACCGGCTATTTCCTGCCGGATATATTCATTAATATCTATCACTTCTCTAAAATCCCCATATATAGTTAGGAATGGCCGATATGGGGTGGTTGTAAAACGTGACTCCCAGGTATTAATATCATGAATCCAAAAGCCCTTATCCTGCCCTTCTTCGTTGAAAGTAATCCCGTTCACCGGTCCGCAATAATAAGTAGGCCTTCCACACCCTGATACTTCTTGAGCCTTATGGATATGACCCAGGCAAACAATATCAAATGGACTGGCTGCAAGAGCTTCCTTAGGAAGTACCACATCGTTCTGAAGGAATACATGTTCACCATTCTCTAATTCACAACCAACCACCGTATAGTGGGCTAATAGAACAGATGGGATTGAAGAGTTAATTTGAGCACCAAGGCCTAGGATCACATCCCCCAGCATCTGAGAGCACACTTTATTCTCATCCTCTTTATCCATGCCAGGGCAAAGAGTTCTGAAGTGCCCCTTATCCAATCCCGGTACCCCTGCTACTTGCAGAGGGCCGGACTTGGTTTCAATGGTCAGCAGTTGGGGTTGAGTAATAATGTAGCGGTTGGGAATGCTCATGCCGCGCAATGTCTCGAAAGCTCTATTGTTATCATGATTATCAGTTCCAAATAACACTACTGTGGGAGAGATCCAGGTTAACTTTCTTAACCAACCTGCGATAATGTTGATCTCCTTAAGGATCTGATCTCCCCATAGTTTGCTTTTGTGGAAAAGATCCCCGGCAATAACTATTACATCTGGCTGTTCCTCTTCAGCTTTCTGAACTAGAAAGTCCATGCACCTAATAGTGTCTTGCATGCGTGCGTTCTCACCATTAATAACAGGCCCATTCAATTCTCCAAGATGAATATCACCAGTATGAAAAATCTTCATTAGCGACCACCTGACTTCCTGGCTTCCTTCTGGCAATCTAGACATAGGCAGCGGCCAAAGGTTTTAGTGGAATACTCGCGTATCATATCGGGAGTTTTGGAACCCGATTGCTCTATGAGGGTTGCGCAGTCAGCACACCATAAAGCATTTGCCATGGGGTCTTCATCTTCTGGCCATGGGGGGGTCTCAGCACTATAGGAACCACCAGGAGATATCACTTCTGGTTCAATAGGCGATCTATTATCGCTCTCATAACTGTCAACAACTACAGTCTGGGTAATGGGAGCTGCTAAAGCAGCACGCTCTGGAACACCACCAAACAGGGATGCAACATTTCCCGCGTAACGATCAAGTACCTTGGCCTTAAGTTCTGGGTCATTAAGATTAGGAACTACAAGAGCAACCACAAAAGGTTTTGCAAGTTCAGCAGCCGTGTAAGATCCCTTAATACCTAATCCGGCTCTCACGGCTCGTAGAAACGCTTTGGTTTCACATTGAGCAGCCATGTGTTCTGGTTTGCCGGAGTAAGTATCTTTAGTCATTTCTTTTGACCCTACATATCTACGGTATCCACCTGCAGGATCCGGAACCAGTAATGAAATCTGATACGCCACGTCGGTTTTACCTTTGCAATTACCGCACTGAGGTGCAACTTTAGTCATCTGAGCCGCTTCAACGCATCGATGGCAGCCTGTTGGAAGAATCTTTTTACTCTCTTCCTCAACTACGTTGGCAGCTGTCATCAACTTTAATAATCCGGTTTTTGTTAAGGAGAATTTCTTTATTCCGTCATCATTCTTTTGTGGATAAACGTCACCATCAGCCACATCAGAACTAATCTGAACCTGATTAAATATAATTTTGTGCAGGGGGCTAATCTCTTGCATGGTGATTACTGGGATTAACAGATTGTATTTATTGGGTGGGAACTCATTAATAACTGCAATACTTTTCTCTGCCATTCCCAATTACTCCACCCCCTGATCTAATAGCTTTGCTACAGCCCGGTATGCCTTAAACTGGTTTACAGCTCGGTTTAGATTTATCCGGGCTGCCGCGACAACATTCTCAGCTTCCGCAACCTCAACCCGCTCTTTGTTGGTTAGATTACGCATCTGTGCCGATCTTAGTTCGGCATTCTTTCCATCAATAGCCCCACTCTCCAGAAGTGCGTTTTGCTGATCGATAAGGCCCTCTTTAAACTTGTTTAGGTCTTCCTGAGCATCCAGTAAATCGTTCTCACGTCCCTCTATCTCGCCCGGCAGTTCTGTCAGCCGGATAATAACTGCTACTCTATCCATCTATACCGCCTCCTTCATTTCGTCCTCTTCAACCGTAAACTCCCGGCAATCCTTTTTAATAAAGGCAATCGCCTTCCTTAACTCCTTGATACCCTCCATATATGCTGCCTGGTACAAATTGCGCTCAACGACAGCCGGGTTTTGGTCGGGGAATCTCTTTTGCATCTCTACAGATACTTCTTTTATGATTGACATCTGTAGCTCCATGTCAGCTAGTAACTGCTCGAACTCGGGCATGTAGGTTGTGATTGAGCCCATGACTGCACTTCCCTTCTAGTACATATCCCTGCTTTCTCAGTCTCTTCGGCGTTACATATGGCAAAAAACGTAATGCCCTCAATGGTCGCCGCCAATCTGTACGGGTAGTCACTCATTTCCCTATCCTGCACCTCAAAGTGCTTAAACTCATTCATGAAGCTATCCATGTTTAAAAACACATCTCCTTCAACCCCGTCGTCCCGAACGGCCACTGCGCCCAATTCTTTCTTTATCTCCCGATGCAAGTTTTTAAACTGTTTGATTTTCTCAATAATCTCAGGTGTGAGCATTTCCATTCCTCACTTTCTAAACTGGGACGGTCTGGCGGTAGACTGGCCGGCCCACATCCGCCAGACGTGCTTCCCATTACTAATGTTAGAATCATTCATTTCATATCATCATCGGCCCCGCCTCGTCCGGCCAGTTAACCACTTCATCGGCAGAGGCCTATTGGTTTCAGGATTTGAATATATTTCCGCAATGTTCACAATAATGATTTCCTTGATCTCCATGTAGCGGGGTTGTTAGGCTGCTACCGCAATTAGGGCATCTATTCATATCGCTCAACTCCTCTTTTTATTTGGTCCCCAACCGTCCAACACCAATCGGGGGGAGGATGTTGATTTCAGTTGCAAAACTGTTTAAGATCTAGTCTGCTGAGCAAATCACTGACGGCCTCCAGATCACCCAATCGACCGCCAAAATCTACTGAATAAAGTCCATCTGAACACCGCTGAATAAAAAGACTGTATTCCTCGCCACCTATGTCTACCTTTGCAGTAGTTAGTTCACTGGCCTGAATTATCGCTTCGATATGCTTGTTAAGCATTTTCTTGTTGCCTCCCTAAAAACTGTGATACAATGAAGTTGCAAATTTTTTATCTGGCCGCTTCGAGCGGTCTCTTTTCTTTTCTGGTGTACAATACTGCCAGGGCTGCCCCCGCTAGCTCCTGTAGTTCCCTTTTGGTCTTTTCCCAAATTGACTGCTCTGTACTATCAATCTCACCATCACAAGCTATGGAAATTAAATCTACTTCCCTGGCTTGCATGTCCCGGCTTTCTTTCTGTAACCTAAGTACTGCCCTTGGCAGCTCATCCAAACATATCTCTGGAAGATACCGCCTGCCTACCTCGGTGTTCGTTTTTAAATGCAGGTATGCCAGTTCTGGTGCGTTATAGGTTTCTATCATTCGGCAAACAATATCATCCCCTGGGATAGTTCGCCCAGCTTCATAGTCAGATAGCGACCTGGTTGAAATGTACAAATGTTCAACTGCTCCTTCTTGGCTCAATCCCGCATCTTCTCTGCTGGTTTTATAGATGTTTTTGCGCGCTTTCTTCATTCTCTTCTCACCTCCTCTCATGGAATAATAGTTGTATAAACCTCTACCACCCCCTCGCTCTTTGAAAATTTACTCTCCTGCCGCCCGGCTCTGGTTCCCCTGCTGGGGCTGGACGGCTAACCCTCCGCTAAAGTAATTTAAAAAAGCGTCCCGGTTGATTCGCGGAGAGTTTCCGCACCAAATAACTGGAAACAGTTTCTTTTTATCCCACTGGCGGATTAATTTTAGTGCTGTTGCTTCACAGCAATCCATAAAATCAACAACGTGATTAGCGCGAAGGACTACGGGCAAACTTGAATAATCGTTATATACTGGTCTTTCTTTTTTTGGGTATCTCGGCATATTATCCCTCCTCTACAGCTCATCTATAATCCGCTTAATTTCGGCCATCCCTTTTTCTAAGGCTTCGCACCGTTTTATATATTCGGGCATCTTATCTCTGGCGAACATTGCGAAACTTACATGTTTGCGGTATAACTTGTTGCATTGGTTAAGATCATCCTTGTAATTCATCAAGCTTCCTCCCTTGCTACAATTTACCGGTGGTTTAATTCACTGGTTAGGTGCGATACTAGGAATTAGGAGTCGGTGCCGGTATATTTAAACGCTTCGTTTAATGTTTTCTCAAAAAATATATTAATATCTTCATTTAAAATACGGGCTATCTCATATAGTTCATCAGGCGAAATACCTCTCCGAGACTTTTCTATATTGCTTAGCCATTGCGGGGATTTACTCAATTTATTTGCAATGAAAGTAATCGTAAATCCCTTTTCTTTTCGTATTCTCCTAATGTTAGGACCTATATGCTGGGGTGTTTTACTCCTCATGTTTTTCACCTCTTTTCAACGGAGCGTTTAACCTTAACTGTATTTTAAATTACACGCTATGTTTAAGTCAAGTGTTTTTTCTACTTTTTGTTTAATATTTTATTCTTGCCGTTTAAAATGTATTAAGATGGTAAAGAGGAGGTGGAATATATGATGTTAGGAGAACGGCTGCGTTTGGCGCGAGAAAAGAAAGGCTGGTCACAAGTATATGTAGCTTCGCTACTGAACATTACTAGTCAATCGCTATCTAATTATGAGCGCGGAGAACGTGATCCAGATACACCTCTGTTAAATAAATTGGCCGACATATATGAAGTATCTACCGATTATCTTTTTGGAAAGACCAATAACCCCAAGTCTAATGCCACGGATCATGTTGCTGAAGACTGGCCGGAAGTATATAACATTCTTCGCCGCAAAGGCCAAAAACCATCTTTAAACGAAAGGAGACGTATAGCAAAAATTCTCGAACTGTCAATTGAAGTAAAACCAGAAGACGTTGAAGATTGATGCCCTGAGGGGAGGAGTATCAGACGCCGCGATTATTACAAGCAAGATATGTAGCTCACTTATTGAGACAGGAACATGATATATATGGGCCATATATCAATATACTAAAATTCACTATGAAGTTTGCTAAAATATACTATTTTCACAATTGGCAAAATCCTGATTTTGAACACGAGGAAGGCATTTCGAGATTTAAAAATGGTATTTATGAAATTCACATTAATGCTGATCTCCCAAGCGGCAGAGATTCATTTACTACCGCCCACGAACTAGGACACGTTATACTAGGGCATCATAAATATGATTTATTTAATTTGCCAAACCAGAGCTACCGTAAACTTGATCGGGAAGCCGATGTATTTGCAGCTAGCCTGCTTATGCCAGAAGAATGGATGAGAGAACTAGCAGACCCACCTTTAGGAGCTGGAGACATATTTGAGCTAAAAGAAATATTTAAGGTATCTTGGACAGCCATGATTAACCGGTTGGATGAACTAGGCATGCAAGGGCGGGAAACATCCAACCAATGCTTTAAGAGAACAGCAAATGTATAAATAAACAGAAAAACAACTGCTACGCGATAGCGGTTTTTGTGTTTCATAGGGACATTTACATTTACTGGGTGATATATTATGGCGAATATAAAAATACAATGTATTTATTTGTATATTTATAGCACAAAATTGTAATGACTAATTTCATTAATTAAATTATAAAAAAGGGGAATAGATATGGCGAAGATAGATAAGCTTATTGAAAAAGCTCAGTCTCACTTAGAACCGGGAGAAAATATTATTGCCTCGGTCTTAGGGGCCTATGAAACTAAAATCATGAAGAGCGATACCGTTAGGAATGGTATTTTCTTGGCCACAGACCAAAGGCTTGTATTTTATGCCAAGAAACTAGCGGGTTATGATCTCGAGGTATTTCCGTACTCATCAATAAGTTCAATTGATATGGGAAAAGATTTAATGGGTCATCGTATTTCTTTATTTGCTTCAGGGAATAAAACCTCAATGAAATGGATAAATACTGGAGATGTTCAGCAGTTTGTACAAATAGTGAAGGAGAGGATTGGGAAAAAGGAGGAGAAGTCCAATCCAACAATTGATATAGCGGAACAAATAAAAAAAATAGCTGAATTAAAGGATTTAGGAATATTGACCGAGGAAGAATTCACTTCAAAGAAACAAGAGCTTTTGCTGAAAATGTAATTATGCCGTTCCTGTATTCTGGAGCAAGCAAATCATAAACCAATATTTACCTAAAGGATAATAGTGAGCATGTGCGAAATGCTTCTGGTGGGAGGGGAATAATTTGAGCATCCGTAAACGTGGCAAAGGTTGGGAAATAGTAATTGAATTAAAAGACGAAAATAATAAACGTCACCAAAAAACCTTTATGTTTTATGGATCAAAGCCGGAGGCTAAGCTAGAAGAAGCTAGATTAAAAGTAGCTTACCAAATGGGCATTACAACAAAAGGCAAAATGACACTAGAGCAATTCATGCTGCAGTGGCTGGAAGTGCATAAAAAGCGTACACTGGCAATTAGAACTTATGAAAGTTACAAGGAAACAATAGAGGTTCATATAGCTAAAGACATAATTGGCCAGAAACAATTTGACCGGATTAAACCAGCCGAGGTTAAAGGGTATTATAATCGCAAGTTAGACCAGGGGCTTTCGTCTACTTCGGTGTTGTATCACCATAGAATACTGCACGCTGCTTATAACCGTGCGGTAAAGGATCGTATTATACCCTTCGGCATGAACCCGTTAGCAGCTGTAGAACCGCCCTCAAAGTCAGACTTTAAACCATATGACTTTAATTCTGAACAGATGGCCTATATTATAATGAACTCGGATGCTAAGCTCCAGATAGCAATTATTATTTCGTGTATGACTGGGACAAGGGCAGGAGAAACTTGCGGCTTACGTTGGCCTGACATTGATTTTAACAAAATGACAGTGTTTATCCACAAGGCACGCAAGAAAGAAAATGGCAAACACGTTTTAGGTCCAACTAAAAACAAAACGGAAAGATATGTTCCCCTTACGCCTGGGTTAGCAAAGGTATTAGAATGGCATAAGAATAACCAAGAAGCCCATAAGGCTGTATATAAAAAGGAGTACAATGACGAGCAATATGTATTGGCATGGGAAGATGGACGACCCTATTTGCCTCACTATCTTACGGACAAATTTACCAAGACCATTAAGGATTTGGAGTTTCCGGGTGAACCAACGTTTCATGCTTGTAGACATTTTTTCGCAAGCTCTATGCACAATGCTGGAGCCAGTGATAAAATGATAACAGATGTATTAGGTCATGGACCCAAAGAAACTAATAAAACAACAGCCATATATATTCATACTCAGTTAGAAGCAATGAGGCAATATGTTGACTGGCTCGATGATGCCGTATTAAAGGGATTTCTGAATCACATAAATGCGCACCAACCTGCTCACATAGTTGAGTAA